ACGCCATCCGACCCTGGCCAGCAGAACGACGCGTCGCAGCCGCTCGCCGGCATGGTCGCAACCGTCAGGACGAACGACGTCGTCAATCTCGGCGTGCTGATGCAGGGAGGGTCACACTTCGCCGCGACCGACGTTCCTTACGCCGATCCGCCCGTGCCGTACTCCTGGCGCTGGATGCCGTACCAGCTTGGCCAGGCGCAGGTCACGAACACGCCGAACACGACGCCACCGACGAACAAGGCCGGGGGCTGACATGGACTACACGAAAAAGGGCGGCGGCACGCGCATCCACGACCCGCTGGTGCACCGCAGCCTGATGACCGGCGTTGGCCAGACGGTGCACTCGAACCGATCCAGCGGCTCGAAGCGCGCGATGGACGTGCTCGAGAAGGTGCCACCGGAGGCCAAGCACGCGATCAGCGACCCGGCGCTGGCCGAGGCGCACCGCCAGGGAACCGAGGAAGTGCATACGCCGTTCGGGACCGCCGGCGTGGCGCAAGCGTTCCCGCTGCGCGGGTCGGCGCCGCACGCCTCGAGCCAGTCGCACATGGCGCTGGCCAAGAACCCGCAGCCGCAGGCGCAGTCGCTCGACGACGCCGTATCGCCTTCGGCGCGCCAGCCAGGGCCGCGGCGCATCATGCGCGTGCCAGGCGCAGTGCAAGGTGGACCTGCCAGCATCCCGGCGAAGAACAGCGTGCGCTGATGGCGCGCCTCTTCCACTTCGTCACTGCTCACTCGGACGGATCGGAAGAGGGCTATAAGTTTTGGTGCCCGTCGTGCGACGAAATGCACCGCTTCAGGACGAAGGCGCCGAACGTCCTTCGCTCCGACAACAAGCCATGGCCGGTCTGGAAGTTCGACGGCAACATGGAGTTCCCGACGTTCACGCCGTCACTGCGCTCGTTCTACACCGAGCCGGATTCCGGCGCGATGGTCACGCTGTGCCACCTGACGCTGACCGCCGGCAAGATCACCTACCACGGCGACCAGCCCAAGGACCGCAAGGGCCTGCCGTGGGCCGGCCGCACGGTCGACCTACCGACTCCCACCGCTGAGCAGATCCTGTCCTGGCTATGAGCGCGGTCGTCGCACAGACGCAGGACGACGCGTTCGTCGATGAGCTGGCCTACCGGCTGGCCGCGTTCGAGAATGACCCGGAGGGGTTCGTCGACTGGGCATTCCCGTGGGGCGAGGTCGACACGCAGCTCGAGCACGAAGAGGGGCCCGACGTCTGGCAGCGCGGGCTCCTGGGTCGGATCGGCGAGCAGCTACGCGCCGGCGGCGATAGCGGTGCGCTGATCCTCGAGGCGATCCGATCCGGGCACGGGGTTGGCAAGAGCGCGATGACGTCGTGGCTGACCATCTGGGCGCTGACCACCCGCAAGTTCACCCGTGGTGTAGTCACCGCCATGTCGGACACCCAGCTGCGGACCAAGACGTGGGCCGAGGTCGCGAAGTGGTATGCCTTGTTCATTGGCAAAGACTTCTTCGAGTTCCAGGCGACCGCGCTGCTGCCGGACGGCGTGGAACCGGAAGAGTCGCGCGGCTGGCGGATCGACTGTGTTCCGTGGTCGGTTCATAACACGTCGGCCTTCGCCGGGTTGCACAACAAGGGCGTGCGCCTGCTCCTGTTGTTCGACGAGGCGAGCGAGATCCACGATCAAATCTGGGAGATCGCCCGCGGCGCGCTGACCGACGCGAACACGCAGATCATGTGGATCGTGTTCGGCAACCCGACACAGACCACCGGCGAGTTCTTCCAGTGCTTCAGCACCCGCACGCGCGAGTGGCACGGCACGACGGTCGACTCGCGCAACTCCCGCTTCAGCAACAAGGCGCTCATTGCAACCTGGATCGAGACGTATGGCGAGGACTCAGACTTCGTTAGGGTACGCGTGCGCGGCCTTCCGCCACGATCGGGCATCAGTAACTTCATTTCAGTCGATGCGGTACAGGCTGCGCGACGGCGGAATCTGGCGGCGCGTGACTACCTGCAGTATCCGAAGCGCATGGCCGTCGACCCCGCCCGCTTCGGTGACGATCAATCCGTGGTTACAGTCCGCCAGGGTCCGAAGGTCTGGCCGCAGTGGAAGTACAGCGGGCTCGACGGGCCGGATCTCTCGTCGCGGATCGTCACCGAAATCTGGCCTCATCACATGGACATCACCGGGTGCGCCGTGGACGCAATCGGTATTGGCGCAAGCTGTGCTGATGCGCTGGCCAGAGTTAAGCGCAACGACGCGAAGTTTCCGGTCCTAGAGGTCAACGTCGCGATGCCGGCCTGGCTGGATGACGAGTACAGCAACCTGCGCGCCGAGCTCTGGGGCCGGATGCGGACCGGACTCGACCAGGCGCAGCTGCCCGACGACGACGAGCTCGAGCAGCACCTGACGTGCGTGAAGTACGGGTTCGACGGCAAGTCAAGGGTCCAGCTGGAATCGAAGCAGGACATCAAGCGGCGCGGCGATCCGTCGCCGGACTGCGGCGACTCGCTCAGCATGACGTACTACGAGGACACGATCGTCAAGGCGGTCGCGGTGCGCGCGCGCGTCATTCCACGCAAGGCGCCGCGGGTCGTGCTGTGGCGCGGACAGCAGGTTAGCTAATGGCCAGCAAGACACCCGCGGTCGGCGGCAGGATCACCCTGAAGGGTGGAGCGGCCGGCATCAACATGCAGCCGTTCGTCACCTTCAGCGGGCCGACGCAGACCGATGCGATCGGCAGCGATGGCGAAGATACGCTGCAGGTCAACTACGGCACCGAGTCGGCGCTGGCCGGGCATATCCGCTATCACTGGCAGCGCAACAAGCTGTTCAAGGAAAAGATCCAGCTCGAGCTGCTGCGCGACCTGCGCGCCAGGCGCGGCGTGTATTCCGCCGCACAGATGCAGCAGATGCAGGCCAACGGCAACCGCAATTACGTGTGGGTCGACATCACCGAGACGAAGTGCCGCGCTGGATCGGCGTGGGTGCGCGAGGTCCTGATGCCGGTGGGCGATCGAGCCTGGCAGCTCACGCCTTCACCGCTGCCGGAGCTGCCGGTCGAGTTCACGAAGATGATTACCGAGAAGGCTGCTGCGAAGGCCAAGGACGTCATGCAGCAGTCCTACCAGGCCGGGGTCAAGCCGCCGAGCCTCGAAGAGTTCCATCAGATGACGTGGGAAATCGCCGGCCAGATCAAGGACGAGGTCATGGACCGCGCGAAGAACGCGGCATCCGACGCGGCCGAGCGGATGGAAAAGCAGATCGAAGAGGACATGGACCTGGGTTCGTGGGACGTGGCGCTCGACGGTTGCATCGAAGACTTCCTGACGTTCAAGGCTTGCTTCATGATCGGGCCGGTCTACAAGCAAGTCTCGACGATGAAATGGTTGCCCGGCTTCAAGGTCGGCGTCGAGAAAAAGCCGCGCAAGACGTGGGAGCGCCTGGACCCGTTCGACGCCTTCCCTGCGCCCTACGGTGAGACGTGCCAGGTTGGCGACTTCATCGCGCGCCGTCGGTTTCGCCGCGATCAGCTGTACGACCTGATCGGCATCGAGGGCTACAACGAACCGGCGATCCGCCAGGTTCTCGAGCACTACAGCAACGGCCACCTTGAGGCGTGGCTATGGACCGAGGCCGAGCGGCAGCGTCTGCAGCAAGAGACGATGTACACGTTCCTCTCGCCATGGGGAATCATCGACGCGCTGTGGTACTGGGGATCGGTGCCGGGCTGGAAGCTGATGGAGTGGGGGATGCTCGACGTCGCCGACCCCGTGCGCGAGTACGAGGTCGAGGCGATGCTGGTGGGCAAGTACGTCATCATGTGCCGGCTGAATCCGGACCCGTTGAAGCGCCGGCCGTTCTGGAACGCGTCCTATGACAAGATACCCGGCGCACTGTGGGGCCGCTCGGTGCCGGAGCTCGCCGAGACATCGCAGCGCATGTGCAACGCCGCGGCGTGCGCGATGGCCGACAACCTGGGGTTCGCATCGGGAGTGATGCTCTGGGTCCACAACGATCGCCTGGCCGAAGGCGAGGACCCGACCGATATCTACCCGTGGCGCATGTTCCAGCTCAAGTCAGACTCGAGCCAGGGCGTGAACCCCGGCATCGGCGTGCTGCAAATCCCGGACATGAGTGCCAACCTTCAAGCACTCGTCGAGAAGTGGGACCAGCGCAGCGACGACGTGACGGGCATCCCGCGCTACACCTACGGCAACGAGCAGGTCGGGGGTGCCGCTGACACCTACGCCGGCCTGTCGATGCTCATGAATAACGCAGCCAAGGGGTTGCGCCGCGCGATCGCATCGATCGACCTGGGGATCATCCAGCCGTCGCTGCAGATGAC